ATAGTATAGAAGTTTGTACAGACAAATATAGAACAGCATTAAAACTTGCAGAATTTGGTTTAAAACAACCTAAACAAACATTAGTACATGATAAAGAAAAGGCATTAGAATCTTTTGAAAAAATAGAAACAGATTTTCCTGTGATTTTAAAAACATTAAGAGGTTCAAAAGGTGTAGGTGTCTTATACATAGAATCAAAAATCGCTTTAGATTCAATCGTACAATTAGTAAATAAACAAGATGAAGACGCTGATTTATTAATACAAGAATATATTAAAACAGATTATGATGTAAGAGCATTAGTATTAGGTGGCAAAATAATTGCTACTATGAAACGACCAGTTGTTAAAGGTGATTTCAGAAGTAATGTATCACAAGGCTCAAAACCAACATCACTTAAATTAACAGAATTAGAAATGGAACATTGTTTAAAAGCTTCAAAAGCAGTAAATGGATTATGGACGGCAGTTGATTTTATTCCATCACAAAATAGAGAAAAAGTTCCACCATTCTTAATTGAGGTAAATTCTTCTCCAGGAACAGAAGGCATGGAAGAAGCAACAAACGAGAATATAAGCAAATTAGTTGTAGAACATTTTTCTGATAAAAGGAATTGGGTAAAAACAGCTGAAGAAGTTGGTTATAAAGAAGTCGTACACATTAAACCTTTTGGTGATATAGTCGCCAAGTTTGATACAGGTAATAGTGGTATGAATGTTATACATGGTACAGATGTTAAAGTAAATAACGGAACAGTATCATGGAAATTTGAAGATAAAACTTATAAAGCAAAACTAGAAAGAAAAGCAAAAATATCAGTAGGTGGATTAAGGGATTATGATGAAGAAAGACCAGTAGTTATATTTGATGTACAATTTGCTGGTACAGTATATAAGAATATAGAATTTACAATAGATGATAGAGAAGATAGAACACATATATTGTTAGAAAGAAAGTTTATGAATAGACTTAATGTTATGGTAAATCCAAGTAGAAAATATATTATTACTACTCCGTATACCATTGACAAAAAGTAAAAAAAGTTATACAATTAACAAGTGAGGTAAAAAATGGCAGATGTAAAATTATATCGTTTGACAACAGGCGAAGATATAATAGGTAAACTAAAAGAAGAATTATTTGATGGAGATGGAAACTCAACACATATAACTTTAGAGTTACCTTTTGTGATTATTCCACAACAAGAAGCACCAGGTAAACCAGTAACATTAGGATTTCATCCTTATATTCCATATGGTCAATGTAAAGAAGTTACTTTTAAACAAGCAAACATTATTACATCAGTTGAACCAGCACCTGATTTACTTGCAACATATCAATCCAATACAGGCGGTGTAGTACAAGTTAAAAAACCACAATTAATTACATAAAGTGATTAGGGTTACTTTTTCAAGGAATGGTGTAGATTATGTTACACATTTAAAAGAAGGCGATACACTTCTTGACGGCGCATTAAAACTTAAACTACCAGAAATACCAGCAATATGTGGTGGCAATTGTGCCTGTGGTACATGTCATGTATATTTAAATGATAAGTGGGTAGATAAAGTTGAATCACCATTGACTAATTCACCAGAAATTGATATACTAAAAGATAAGAAAAGCTTTGATAATAGAAGAAGTAGATTGTGTTGTCAAATAAAAATTAAAAAAGAATATGATGGATTACAAGTGAGATTATTAGCAGATGAACTTTTATAAAAATATTGTAGAGTATAAAGGAAAGTTATTTGTTAGGGGTATATTAGAAGGACAAGAATTTCAAGAGAAGGTTGATTTCAGTCCAACATTTTTTACATTAACAAATAAAGAATCCAAACATAAAAATCTACAAGGTCAATATTTACAACCAACAATATTTGAAAGTATTGCAAAAGCAAGAGAATTTAGAAAGACTTATGATAATTCTAATTCTCCTATCTATGGTATGGAGAGATTTGCTTATCAATATATTTCTAATGAATATAGAGATGATATAGATTGGCAAAAAGATAAGATTAAAATCTTTACTATTGATATTGAAACAAGTTGTGAAAATGGTTTTCCAGATGTAGAAAATCCCATTGAAGAAATACTATGTTTAACAGTAAAAAATCAAACCAATAAACAAATTATTACATGGGGTATAGGTGATTTTGTAACTGATAAAGAAGATGTAACTTATATAAAATGTGATTCAGAAAAACAATTAATAAAAGAATTTATGACATTTTGGATGAAAAATTATCCAGATATTATTACAGGTTGGAACTGTAAGTTTTTTGACATACCTTATCTATTAAATAGAATATCAAGATTAACTGATAATAAAGTTATTCGCAAATTATCACCATGGGGATTAGTTGAAAAGAAAGAGGTAATTGTAAGAGGCAGACCTAAAACAGTTTTTAATATCATGGGTATTGCAATGTTAGATTACATTGACCTGTATCAAAAATTTATACCTACAAGACAAGAAAGTTATAAACTTGATTATATTGGTAAAGTTGAATTAGGTACAGGTAAAGCTGAAATGCCTTTTGAAACTTTTAGAGAATGGTATACTAAAGATTTTCAATCATTTGTAGATTATAATATACAAGATGTAGAAATAGTTGATGGTTTAGAAGATAAGTTAAAACTTATTGAATTGATATTAACAATGGCATATGAAGCTAAAGTTAATTATGATGATGTATTTTCACAAGTAAGAGTATGGGATGTTTTAATTTATAATTATTTAAGAAAAGAACATATTGTTGTACCAGAAAAATCTGAACAAATAAAAGATACAAAATATGAAGGTGCATATGTAAAAGAACCTTTAACAGGTATGCATGACTGGATAGTATCGTTTGATATCAATTCACTATATCCTCATTTGATTATGCAATATAATATATCGCCAGAAAAAATAGTAGGTATGAATCCAGAAGGTGTATCTGTAAATAAATTACTTTCTAGAAAACTTGATTTAGAATATTTAAAAGAAAAGGATGTATGTATGGCACCGAATGGGGCAGTTTTTAAAAGAGATAATGCAGGATTTTTACCAAGATTATTAGATAAGATGTATCAAGATAGGGTTGTATATAAAAAGAAAATGTTAGAGGCAAAGAAACTTTATCAAAAAACTAAAGATGAAAAGTATAAGAAAGAAACCGCAAGATGTCATAATATACAATGGGCGAAAAAGATTGCATTGAATAGTGCTTATGGTGCTATCGGCAATCAGTACTTTAGATATTATGATGTAAGACAAGCAACAGCTATAACATCATCAGGACAATTTGTAATTAGAAATATTGAAAAGAAAGTAAATGAATATATGAATAATATTTTAGAAACTGAAAAGAAAGATTATATTGTGGCATCCGATACAGATTCTATTTATTTAAAATTAGATACTTTTATTGAGAAAACATGTAAGAATAAATCAACAGAACAAATACTAACATTTTTAGATAAAGTAGTTGAACAAAAGATTGAACCATTTATTGAAAAATGTTTTAAAGATTTAGCAGATTATACTAATGCATTTAGACAAAGAATGGTTATGAAACGAGAAGTCATTGCTGATAAGGCGATATGGACAGCAAAGAAAAGATATATGTTGCATGTATTAGATGAAGAAGGTTTTAGATATGAAGAACCTAAAATGAAAATCATGGGCATTGAGGCAGTTAAATCTTCAACACCAGAAGTTTGTCGTGGCAAAATTAAAGAAGCTATAGATATAATTATGACAAAAGATAATGATACACTAATTAAATTTGTTGCAGAATTTAGAAAAGAATTTAATAAGATGACACCAGAACAAATATCATTTCCTAGAAGTTGTAATAATTTAAAAAAATATAGAAGTTCAAAAGATATATTCATTAAAGGTACACCGATTCATGTAAAAGGTGCATTGATTTATAATTACCAAATAAAACAACATAAAATTACAAGTAAGTATCCAGAGATACAAGAAGGTGATAAAATTAAATTTATAAAATTAAAACAAAGAAATCCTTTTAAACATGATGTAATAAGTTATATGACAAAATTACCAAGAGAGTTTAAGTTAGATGAATATATTGATAGAGATATACAGTTTGAAAAAACATTTATAACTCCATTAAATTTTATATTAGAATCTATTGGTTGGGAAGTTGAAAAGAAAGCAAGTTTAGAGGCGTTTTTCGGATGAAAACATTAGAAAGAAAAGACGCTTTACATTGTGCTAATATCATTATTGATTATTGGGAAGGTTTTTCTAGAGTTGATGAATATATGTTAGAACAAAAACTAGAACAAATTAAACATATGCCAACAGCTTTCCCTGGCATGGGATTTGAAACAGATTTATTTTCAGATTTTTCTATGTTGCCCGAAGATATGGATATTCAAATAGTAGAACCTGATACTAAAACTTTTGAATCTTGTTTGAACATTGTTTCTAGTCATACTAATATGTCAAATGTACCTGGTAAAAATTTAAAATTAGGTATCAAAGAAAAAAATACAAATAAGTGGTTAGGTTTTATTAGATTAGCTTCACCTGTAATTAATATGAAACCTAGAAATGATTTATTAGGTCAAGTACCAGATTTAAAATCATTTAATAATACATCAATTATGGGGTTTGTTATTGTTCCTACACAACCTTTTGGTTTTAATTATCTAGGTGGTAAATTATTAGCTGCTTTATGTTGTAGTCATACCATTAGAAAAAGAATGAATGAGAAGTATAATATGAATTTAGTTTATTTTGAAACAACAAGTTTATATGGTAATAGTAAATCATCAAGTCAATATGATGGAATGAAACCCTTTTTAAAAAATAAAGGTTTAAGTGATAGTAATTTTACACCACAAATGCATGGAGAAGTTTGGAGTAATCTTGTAAAATATGTTGAAGCTAGGGTTGGAGACTTAGTACCAAAAGACGCTTCAAGTAAAAAATTAAAAAGAATGACAGCAATACAAGGTATGGTTAAAAGGTCATTAGATGGAACAGATTTAGAGAATTTTAATAAGTCAATAGAAGGTGCTAAGAATCTTACAGAACAAAAAAGATATTATGTATCTAGTTATGGTATTAAAAATTATATAGATATTGTAAACGGTAAAAGTGATGAGATTATTAAGGAAGATAATTACGATAGATACGAAATAGAAAGTCTTATTGCTTGGTGGAAAAAGAAAGCTACTAATAGATACAATAATTTGAAATCTGATGGTAGATTGAGAAATGATTTAGAAGTATGGACTAATTCAACCAACATTGACATAATAAGATAAATAGTATATAATGATGACAATTGAGGTAAAATAATGAGTAATTTTTTAAAAGACATTATAAAAGAAACAGGAAATGAATATGCTAGTCTAGCATCCGATGGTGTTATAGGTGGAGATGTTGATAGTTTTATTGATACAGGTTCATATGCCCTAAATGCTTTATTATCTGGCAGTATTTATGGTGGGTTACCTGGAAATAGAATAACAGCAATTGCAGGTGAAGCTGCAACAGGTAAAACTTTTTTTGCACTTGGTGTATGTAAAAGTTTTCTTGATAAACATAAGGGCGCTGGTATAATTTATTTTGAATCAGAAAATGCAGTATCAAAAGATATGCTTGAACAAAGAGGCATAGATACAAAAAGAACATTAGTTGTACCAGTTGCAACAGTACAAGAGTTTAGAACACAATCAATAAAAATTATTGACAAGTATAATGAACAGGAAAAAGATGAAAGAAAACCTATTATGTTCGTTCTTGATTCTTTAGGCATGTTATCAACCACAAAAGAAATGGGTGATACAGCAGAAGGTAAAGAAACAAGAGATATGACCAGAAGTCAAATTGTTAAATCAGCATTTAGAGTATTAACTTTAAAATTAGGACAAGCAAATGTACCAATGATTATGACTAATCATACATATGATGTTATTGGTTCAATGTTCCCACAAAAAGAAATGGGTGGGGGTTCTGGTCTTAAATATGCAGCTTCAAGTATTATATATCTAGGTAAAAGAAAAGAAAAAGATGGCACAGAAGTTGTCGGTAATATAATTCGTTGTAAAAATTATAAATCAAGAATTACAAAAGAAAATGCACAAGTGGATGTTAGATTAACTTATACAAAAGGACTTGATAAACATTATGGACTATTAGACCTTGCAGAAGAAGCTTTAATATTTACTAAAGTATCTACAAGATATGAATTACCAGATGGTAGTAAACAATATGCAAAAACAATATATAATGAACCAGAAAAATATTTCACAAAAGAAGTATTAGGAAAGATTGATGAGTATGCAAAAAGAAAATTCACCTATGGAATCCACGAAGAATAAAAAATATGTATTCGCCCAAAGACAAGAAGATGATTATACTTGTATAAAACTTACAGAAGGCGAATATAAAGATGTTATTTTTAAATATGGTAATGTAGGTTTTAAACCAGTAAAGGATTCAGAAAAAATGTCTGTAATATTTGATTACAATATTTTACGAAATCCTAATGATATAGATTATGATACAGAAGAATTTATAAAGTATATCGGTGATATATTAATTGATTTGGTTGAAGACCAAGTAGCAACAGGTAAATTAGATTTAAAAATTGAGAATCCAGATGAGTGATAGAATAGAAAGAATTATATTAAAAAACTTATTTCATAATGAAGATTTTACAAGAAAGGCATTACCTTTCATTAAGTCTGCTTTTTTCACAAATAAAAATGAATCTATATTATATAAAGAAATATATGATTTTGTAAATAAGTATAAAAATCTACCAACAAAAGAAACTATAATTGTAGAATTAAACAAAAGAAAAGATTTAAGAGAAGAAGAATTAACCGATATTAAAAAGATTATAATTGGTCTTGATAAACAAGAAGTAGAATTACAATGGTTGTTAGATACAACAGAAAAGTTTTGTAAAGATAGAGCAGTACATAATGCAGTCTTAGAAGGCATACAAATATTAGATGGTAAAGATAAGAAACAAAATCCAGAAGCAATACCTGGAATTTTATCTAAAGCTCTTGCAGTATCATTTGATAATCATATTGGACATGATTATATAGAAGACGCTGAAATTAGATATGATTTCTATCACAAGACAGAAAAAAGATTTAAATTTGATTTAAATTATTTTAACAGAATTACAAAAGGTGGAGTACCATCTAAAACTTTAAATATATGTCTTGCAGGTACAGGTGTTGGTAAATCTTTATTCATGTGCCATGCAGCTGCCAACTTTTTAACACAAGGTAGAAATGTTTTATATATTACCTTAGAAATGGCAGAAGAAAGAATTGCAGAAAGAGTGGACGCTAATTTAATGGATGTTACAATAGATGATTTACATATCATGTCAAAAGATATGTATGATAATAAATTATCTAAACTAACAAATAAAACAATAGGACAATTAATTATAAAAGAATATCCAACAGCGTCAGCACATAGTGGACATTTTAGAGCATTATTAAACGAATTATCCTTAAAGAAAACATTTAAACCTGATGTAGTATTCATAGACTACCTCAACATTTGTGCGAGTAGTAGATTTAAAGGCGGAAATATCTCATCATATTTTTATATCAAAGCAATTGCTGAGGAGTTAAGAGGACTTGCAGTTGAATTTGATGTACCTATTTTTTCTGCTACTCAAACAACAAGAAGTGGATTTACATCAACAGATATAGGTTTAGAAGATACGGCAGAATCTTTTGGTTTACCGGCAACAGCAGACTTTATGTTTGCTTTAATATCTAATGATGAATTAGAACAATTAGGACAATTGAAAGTTAAACAATTAAAAAATAGATTTGGTGACCCAAGTATGAATCGTTCCTTTATAATAGGTGTAGACCGACCTAAAATGAGATTATTTGATGTAGAACAATCAGCACAAAATATCGTTGATAGTAATCAAGAGGTTGATAAAGAGGAAGATGATAAGATAACACCGGATGTCGCATACGACAAATTTTCAGATTTTAAATTATAATGCAAGATTTATATCAAAGTGTAGTATTAATTAGAGATGAGAGTATCTTTAATACAGATAATACAATTCATATAGTGATAGGATATTCAAACATAACATCAGGCACTCATTTAGGTGAATGGGAACATCTGTTTATTAAATTCGTACTAACAATACCATTCTAGGTATCCCATTCTTTTATTATAAATAGTATGTATGGCACAATTAAATTTTAGTGATTATTTTAAATATGACTATCGAGTACCTTTACTTGTAGATAAAGTCTATGGTCAAAACGACAAATCAAATATATTCGCAACAAAATTCGGACTATTCAAAGCAGAAAAATTACTAATAGAAGGCAAAGAATATAAGTACAGTAAAAATTTATATAAAAGAATTGAAGCACTACAAGATGAAACTAATGCTGTAAAACTAGTTATAATTCAAGGTAAAATATCAAGAAAAAAACAAGATATTCAAATAAATGATATTGTAAAAACAGCAGAATTTGGTGGGCAAGAAAAAGGCAAGAAGGTTAACTTAGGTAATTTATTTGAAGAAGAATTGCATGCTAGAATGATAGAATGTTTGAATGGTAAAAAATGTAAAGGTAAATATAGTAAAGAAGCTACAATAATAATAGATAGTTTACAAGATATAAATGGTCCTATTAATGTAGATTTAGACATGCCTATTGTTCACGAAGGTGGAAAAAATCAACCAAGACCATTGATAGAATCTGCTGGTGGTCTTGCCATAAGTCCAATACAACCTGAACTACATGGAGCAAAATTAACAGATGTTACTATACATCATCTAAATGGTAAAAAAAGTTATCTATCATTAAAAATGGGTTCAACAGTAACTTTTATGAACTCGGGTGTATCTAAAAACTTTTTTTTAGAATCAGAAATGTCAAAAGGAAAAGTGGAAATAAAAGCAGGTGTCAATGCATTAAAAACTTTAGGTATAGATAATAAAGATTTTTGCAAAGTTTTTAATGACTATAATAAAACAGGTGGAAAACCTATGGTTAAAGATTACATAAAAAGTAAACCTATACTAAAATCATTAGAGAAATTATTAGAAACTGCCATAGGTTCAGATTATTTTATGATACATGGTAAGAAAGATGGTAGTATAGATTTTTATCATATGTCAAAATCAACCAATAGAAGTGCTTCAAAAGTAACAGGAAGTATGACAATATATTATGGTGGCAAGGCAGGTACAGGAAAAAGAATAGATATAGAATTTTCAAATAAACATTATGATTTTACATTAAACATCAGAAATAAACAAGGAGGAAAATATCCTTCCCATGTAATGTTAGATTATGATACAAAACAAATTCCAGGTAAAATTACTTTATAATATTAGTATATTATTATAAAGTGAAACACTAAAAATACTTTCATACACAAGTTACCAAATTACTAAATATTATCAGAACCTTGGAAATGAATTATCGTCCCTCAAATAATGTCGGTTCACGCTTGACTTTATTTGTTCCTTACGATATACTCCAAGTATAACAATTTCTATTTGATAGGAGGAAAATCAATGGGAACAATTTTATTAAATCTACGCTATCTCCTAGCACCATTTCTAATCATAGTAGCTGGCGCCGGTGTCTTAATCGGTGGTCTGTTTGCATGGGTAG